GTACACCATTTTTATGTGCTTTTGGATAAGGAACATTTTGTTCCAATTGATCAAAAATTTCAGGTGATCCTTTTTGAAATCTTTTTCTAAACATTATTTTCTCCCAAATGTTTTTACGTTAGTTGGCTTAGGGCCAGTGTTCGGGGCTTGGCGCTTTCTTTTGACAGCACTCGCCTTTTGCGACTTTGTCATCCGTGTGGCTTTTGCAAGTGGTACGCACTTTGGATATTTTCTTTTCTCCCCCTTGCTTCTCCCGCAAGGTTGATACTTCCCGTTCTTCTTCGGTGCTCCGATGTCTACCCATTTCTCCGCTACCCATTTTCTTAAGCCTCCTTCTGAAAAATAACTACGCACAACACGCTCTTCTTTTTCTACTCATTCCTGCTTGCATTGGTCCACCGCATGCAGCTTTTTTTCTTTTACCACCTGGTGTTACTTTGCCTGAGCAAACTGCAGAAGCGTACATGTTAGCATATGCCGATGGATATACTTTAAATTTTCTTTTAGCTGCTGCTTTTCCTCTTGCACAAAGTTTTGCCATTATGCTTCTCTTACCAATTTAGCAATTGGTGACTTTTCTTTTTTCTTCATTTTAGAAGCCATAATTTTTTTCTTTAACGCAGCAGGTAAAGTCTTTTGTGCTTTAGTTAAAGTTGGCCCACCTTTATTATAATAGTTTCTCATGAATTTGCTCCTCTTGCTTTTTTATTCATTATTTTTTACTCCCATTAGTTTTAATTAAATCTGTTGCTTTGATTCCATAAATCGCCGCAACAACACTTACCCAAAGTGAAACTATCCACCAGGGCATTTCCTGAAGCTTTTGAAAATATAAATCTAGTTTAGCTTGTATCTCTTCGTCTTCAGCAAATACGGAATAAAATAAAATAGCCAGAGGGGATGTCAATACTAAAAGTACGAATTCGTCCTTCCAGTCGCCTTTTTGATTTTGAGCAATCTGTCCACTGTACTCGATCTCTCCGCGTTTCATCTTTTCAGCATGCACGATTTGTGCCTCTGACATTATGATCTCAGATTTTTTCTTGTTCTGATAAATTTCAGCACCTGTTTTAAGCGCAGTGCCTATGAGACTCCACGGAAACATGGTGTTAGATCCACTTAGCTTTTTTAGATTTCTCTTTTAGCATTCTTTTAGTTCCTCTTACTTCAACTTCTTCAGGAACTGCGATTGCATTATATGATCTATCAGCAGTTGTTTTTGATCTTGGGTCAATTTCAATATTCATTTTGTCTTCTGATGGAATATCTACAATTTTTCCACAAATATCATTATACTTTTTCATCTTATCTCCTTGTTTTTGATTTTCCAGCCTCGGATAAAGCAATCGCAATAGCTTGTTTACGCGATTTAACTTTTTTCTTTGACTTACCTATAGGTAATTCACCTTTTTTGAATTCCCTCATCACCTTTTTAACCTTTTTTTCTGATTTTGTCATTTTTTTTCTCATATTAATAATTGCCTCCACGCATTATTTTTATATTTGGCATCATATCCTTAGCATTTGGGATAGTTTTGCTTAAAATTGTTTTTTGAATAGAAGTATCTGCTCTTAAATTTGCTAATTGTTCATTCTGTTCAAGTTTTTCGTCTTGATTTGATTGATTCATCATAGCTTTCATCTTATCTAGATTAATTCTCTCTTCAGCTTCTTCTTTTTTACGTTCATTCTCCATTGCTTTAAGATCTAATTCTCTTGCTCTTAATTTAGCAATTGGATCATTGTCAAATTGTGAAGTAATTTTCTTTTCTTCGTTCATAAACTCTTCCATCATCTCAGCGATTAAAACAGCTTTTCTAGATTCAATTTTTTCTGTTAACATTTTTACTTGCATCTGCATCTGTTGAGCCATTTGTGGATTCTGTTGCATCATCATTTGCATTTGTTGTAATTGCACTAACTCATCTCTAAATTCTACTTCAACTTGTTCTTGAGCCATTAAAGAAATGTGTTCAAAAATATTTTTTTCTAATGATGCCATTACCATTGGATTGTTTCTAGCAATGTTAGTTGCCATAAAATTTAAATGTGCAGTCATATGTGCTCTATGATCTTGACCAGGGAACGCTTGAAAAGACTGACCACCTAAAGCATCAATATGTTCTAACGCTGGATCTTTAGGCATTGGTTGTTGTGGTTTAACTAAAACTTGATCAATGTTTTTTATACCTAATGCTTCATACATATTTCTATATGCAGCATACATGTTGTGCATCTGTGGATTAGATTGTGCCAGCTGCAATTCCGTTTGCGCAAGTGAGATACGCTGTGTTTGAGAAAATATGTTAGGGTCGGCAACTGGCAATATATCTACTCTATCATCAAAGTCTGCTTGTTTAATCATTCTTTGACCCCCAACGACATCATACGGATATTCTTGTGGTAGATATAATTTGAATACTCTAGCCATAATTCTAAATTCATTTTTAAGAGCTGAGTAAATTCTTTTGTGTATAGCAGACATAGTTCTTGAACCACGTTCTAATAATGCAACTGTTGTTCCAACTGCTGCTTGTTGATTGCCATCACCAACTTGTAAATCTGCAATCGATGCAAATCTTTGACCTGCTTGAACTACAATACCCATCAAACTTAATAACGTTTGAGAAGGTTCTTTAAATGGTAACATCATAAATGAATCTCTTAAATTTCCACCAGGAGCATCTACATCTCTAAACTCTCCAGGTTGAATAGACTGTGCATCATCTCTAATTCTAATACCACGCATTTTAAATCCAGCAGGTAAATTAGATAAAGTTCCAGCATCCAATAATTGTCTTAATGCAGAAGTTGCAGTTCTTGATAATCCACCAATCATATGGATTAAACCAAAACCATAAAAACCTAAACCTGGTAAAAATTTAAAGTGAACAAAGTATTGTATTTTACTTTTCTTTGTATCTCCTATTTCATAGTTTCTTTTAATAGATAAAATCTCACGTGATCCTTCTTCTAAAGTTACAATGTAAGGAATCTTAATTTCTGATGGTTCACCTGTCTCTTCATTTTTATCTTCAAAACCTTCTAGGTCTAAATCAATATGACATTCTAATAGTGTATAGACATCTTCATTTCCAGTTTTCTGTGTGCCTTCTAATTCTCTCTCTTTTTTCTCAACATCAGTTTCATTATCTTCGCTACCAGTTAATTCAATATCTCTATAAAAACCTGCGACCTGTTGTTTTCTTAAATCATTTTCTGAAATTTTTATTCGATGAATAATTGCTTCCGCATCATCTAATGAGGTAGCTGTGTACGGAACAATTAAATCATCTGCTGGAACAAATTTAGAAACTGCTCTTTGTTCCATTTCGTCATAGTAAACTTTTTTAAAAGCAGAACCTGCTAATGGTAAATTAAATAACATCTGATCAAACTCAGGTTCATACTCTTTCATCTTTTCCATAATTTCATAGTTCATGAAATCTTTTACTCTTTCAGCTTGTTGAGTTTTTTCTGGAGTAGAGATACCTATTGTTTGAGTTCTAACGGGACCATCTGCCGGTAATAATTCTTTATACGCTAATGCTTGAAACTGAGTAACTGCTTCTGCTAAAACTGGATGTGTTGCACCAGATGCACCTTGAAACGGTTCTGTTCTTTGATCGTATTTGAAACCTAATAAATCTAAACCTTGAGTATAAGTTTTTTCCCATTCTTTTCTTGAAGAAGTATAATCCATATACTTCGAACTTAAATCTGATGCTAATCTTCCAAGTACATCATCAGGTAAAAATTCTGCTAAGTTTGCATAATGCTCATCTCCACCTTCAGGTGAAGCAGCAGCTGGATCTAAATTAATATCAACGGAGCCATCTTCATTCTCAACGACTTCTACATCATCTGGCGACTCTTGTTCTCTAGAAACTTTTTCTTCTAAAATTTCTTGAATCTGTTCTTCACCAGGTATTTCAAATTCTTTTCTTGGCTCGTTTGGAAGAGCCTTGTCTATATTGTCTTCTGCCATTTATTTTCTCCGTATGTTCGATAGTATTAACAGTATTATAAGAAATATTCAAGCCTTGACTCTGGGGCCCGGATTCCGGGGGCACAGTAGTGGTTAATCTTCTAACCATTTTCTAATTCTTTCACTGCTATTTTAACTGCATCTCCAAAAGTTTCTCCGTCGTCCATTAACTCTTCAACTCTTTTTCTAAGCTCCACTGTATCTGGTGAACCTTCACTATATCCTATTCTGCCACCTTTTGCCATTTTAGGAAAGTACTGTTGTGCAAATTCATTAATGCTCATACCTGTTTTCTTCTCGCCTCCGGCTTCAATGAACTTACGTGTAACCATAGACCAGTAATCTGTACCACCGCCACTAAATTTTTCTCTATACTCATCA